CCATCTTCATACTCTTTGATAGATAGAGGACCAGCCGGGTGCGCTTGACCATCTAATGCCAATTCATCATCGCCCATAACTGATATTTCAATATGTTTCATTTTGTTTCCTTTGTGTCATTCAATAGTAGTATCTTACCTTGTTTTTCATCTAATGTCAAGACCCTTTCGGACTCAATCATATCAATAATAAGAGTAGTAATGCTGACTTCCTTACCCAGATCACCAATCCTCTTCTGCAATCTTTCTAGGGTTTCCTGATAATATTCTATCTCCTGCTCTTTACGCAATCGAGTCTCAATCAAGTCTGTCAGTGATATTATTTCTGCCATGATAATCTCTCTACCATTGCACTCTCAGCATAACACTGGAAGACGACAATCGGTCTAAGTTCGAAACACTGTTTAGATATAGGTTGTCCCTGATGCAGTTGATCACAACTAAACATCATCAATCGATTAGGTTTGTACTGCACAAGAGTATCCCCAACCAACGTACCACCACCCCACTCAGGTTTCCAATCTAGTTTTGGATAATATATCATGGTAAAGTCAGAAGCGTCATAGTGCGATTGTTGCTCTAAACCGTGAGTATGACCAAGAAGGTAACATTTTTTAAGACTATCCAAACCTTTTAATTCTGTTGCATCAAGAAGGTCTTCAAGTATGTCATCAATGAAAGGTTCCCCATCTGAATACCAGTGCTTGTTAACCAAAGGCGGGGTTACCGGCTGATATTCAAATGTCCAAGATAGAAGCGATACACAGTTATGAATGTATCGGGATTTTCGCTCAGACAAAACATCATCAAATATTTCAATCATGGATTTCTCCTACCCTTTGGAACATCCCAAACAAAAGTTAAGCGATCAACATCACCATTATTATATGACATATGTATTCGTTTATTATCAAACCAAAAAAATGTGCCGGGGTCTATCTGGTGAGATTCATCTTCAACTGTATATAGATAAGTGCCCTGTAGCGATAGGTGATACCTGTCCCGTGTTAGGTAGTAGTCACCCTCATCAATGTGTCGCCCCAATGTCTCACCCGGCTTCAATCTAAAGAACGCTGCCCGTGAATGTCGATGTAACCTATAAGACTTCAACCATTTTCTGATACCGGGATAACGGTAGTACATAGGAGTGTTCTGTTGTAACTCAGTTTTCTTCGGGTCATCATCAGCGTTCTTCACTGCGGCCATTGTGAGAGGTAGGAATCCATACGGTTTCGTATCTCCAGCAGCACCTTGTAGTGATCCTGCTACAGCCCAATCCTCATCCTTGATATCAGCGAGAATATCACTTACGTCAATGTTCTTCTCAATAAATCTAAAGTGACTCATTTTTCCCATCGATAAAATATATGATCCTGTATCTCTACAGTCTTCGTCTTAGTCTTTGCCCAAGCAGGCGATACATAGTCAGCATGGTAATGAGTTGCACCACCAGTGATATCTAGGAAGGAAATCTCATTGTCCAAAATTGCGTCTGCAAGATTATACATCCTATTATATATCTTTTTATTTCGGGGCGTATCACTCTTACCGTCACAGAACCAGCTGAACTGACACCTATTTTTAACAGGGAACCTAATCTTCGGGTCTTGCCATGATGCGCGTGTAGGCCCCTGTTCTACCACCTCACAGATGGTATTGGGGTATCTTTTATCATTAACGCGATTCAATACGACAGCAGTAACCGCAAGTTCTCCTGCGATACCCTGACCTCTTGACTCATGATACATGTTGAGTGCAAGACACTCGGTAGACCTATCAGGAATGTTTGGTAATTGTGATTGGGGGACTGCAATCACCAATCCAATGATTGCTGCTTCAAGGCCGTTCACATTTCACCCATTTGTGTGGTGAGATATTGTTTGGCGTACTTAGTTGCTTCGTTGCTCTTGAAGTACATACCAACGTCCTCAATCACCTCTTCGATAGTGAAGTCATCCTCCTTCATGGTGAAGCTGTTGCCATCGGAATGATTATCATAAAAGTATCCATTACAGAAATCTTCGATGTCCATCATCCAGTTATTCATCTTACTCATATCACATATTCCTCTTTAAATTTTTCCAATAGTCCACCCTGCATCGCGTATGCCTCAATCTCCCAAGGCTCATCATCGTATGCAGTCGTCTCATCATAGACCTTGCCCATGTACATCTTACGAAATCCATCAAGGTCTTTCATCTTGCGTGTGGCAGCCTGCCATACATGAACCATTTCATGACACACAGTCTCAACCAGTTCTTCATTATCAAAGGATTTATCAATGTCAATGTAGAAGTCTCGTTTATTTTCACCTTCGTAACACCAACCAACAACCTCTTCATTTTTAATGTTTTTGAGGTTGATTTCAATCTCAAGGGTTCGCATACGAGGCATCAACTCACTGATGCAGAAAGTAACGGCGCTCTCAACAAGAGCCCGTTTCTTCTTCGTGGAACCTATAACATTGATGTAGTTCATATCTCAACCCCTAAAGTACGACGAGGGCAAACCACCCCGCCGCAAATAGAGTTAACATAAACATGGTTTCAATAGCGATTGTTGCAATCTTCTTCATAATCAATCTCCTATATTAAGTAAAGGGGGCCAGTCCAGTTGATGGTGTAACCACCGTCGAGGATGTTACCCCGAGCAGCGTTTCGAGCAGGAGCATTATATCCCGCTGCCATCAGAAGGTCACCCTTCTTGAACTTCTTATCATTGTCAACATTGACAACGAAACCCCAAACGCCAGAACCCTTTTTGATGACCTTGATGTACTTGGTTCCCACCGTGTAGGTGATTTTCTCGTTGAACTCAGCAATCATCTTCTCGTTGATTTCCGTCAGGGCGTCTAGACCGTTGGCAACAGCACACTGTGTGGTCCAGTTAAGGTAATCTTCTTTGATGTTCTCAATCAAGGTGTTCATTTCGTTGTTCATGTCTCTTCCTTTGTTTTCTCAGTTTATACCTAAGTATACATCAAACAACAGGCTTTGTCAACAAAAATCGTAGCGTCTAAGTCATTGATTCTAAAGGATTCTCAAAAAAAGTTACCCTGCGGCTAGTCCTTTAGACTGAGGATAGTCAGATTGTTCGATACGTCTGTAATCATCATCCCAATCAAATGCTTCCTTGACCACGTTATCAGATAGGCCCTTGTACTTACGGTGCAATTTCTTGTCTTTTGCAGCAACCAACAGGAGAGCCTCATCCTTGTGAAGTCCCTCAAGCATCTGCACGAACATCAACTCACGTTTGTTTTGAGTGAGTTGTGGGTTACCACCCTTAATGAAGTGATACAACTTGCGTACCTCTTGGTGAAGCTGAGTATGTTCTGTTCCCTCTGGAGCATCATTCTCCCTGTACGGTACATCACCATCTGGTAGTTCCCAAACAATCTTAGGGTCAAAGGACGACTTGCAAACCATGCGAAGTGCATCAGTCTGATACTGCCTCAAAAAGCTTACCTTTTCCTTCTTTGTTTTCATTTTAGAAACCTGTGTCAAAATCTCTGCAAAACTGCGTGTATATGTGTCTATCGCCATTAGAATTCTCCTATCGATTCAACGAGGTTACGCAACCTCTTTTGTGTAAAATAATTTAGTAGTTTGCTGCGGTCACCTTCTGGTGCTTCTTTGTACTCTTTCAATATCTCAAAAAATAACTCTGGTGGTGATTCCCCCAAATCAATCAGCTTCTTGTTCCTCTGGTAGTTACGTTTGACTTCATCGTTGGGAAAATCCCCAGCAACCATAGATTGAATTTTCTTTCTACTTAGGGGTTTCTGTCGGATACCATCCACAAAGGTATTATCTGGAGATAACACATTAGGAACACCGTCACTGCTATCACCCTTTAGAACATGCTCATCCAGATAGATGTGTGGATCAATGCCGTTTATAAATTTCTTGGTGATTGGGCTATACTGTGTTACATTACGGAACTTCTGCAACTGAATGAAATCCTTGTCACCGGACAGGATCAACGTCTTACCGTTATCAAACTCCAACTCACCAGCAAGAGCAGCAATGATATCATCTGCTTCTGCACCATAGACCTCTAAGTATTTGTATGGGAAAAACTCTTTCAGTTCAGCCTTGATTGCATTCAACACTTCGAAGATAGCATCCCAATCATTAGAAGAAGATTGTCTCCCCTTTTTACGACTGTGCTTATATTCAGGATAATAGTCCCTACGCCAATAGTGCTTGGAGTCATAACACAGGACCAACTCACCATATTCATCGCAGAACTTCATACGATACATGCGTAGGGAATTGAGAATCATATGACGAACCATATCCTCATCGGGTGCAGTTTGCTTTGTCATGTGCAAATGCATCATTACGGATGCAACTGAAATCTGGTTCATATCAACTAATATCATAATTATTCTTTCGTTCTATTTATAACTGTTGCATTGAAACTCATCATGCGGCGTTCACCCTCTACTGAGAAGGGATACACAAGATGCTTTAGCCAAGCGGGAAATACTAGAAACTTTCCCACTTCTGGTTTGAATTTTAAATTGTCAGATCGAAATGATTGGTTTTCACCAAATGAATATTCTATCAATCCCCTTGCAGGATAATGATCCTGAAAATCTTCTTCCCACTCATCATTCATACCCTCTGGCACCTTGAGATATATACCACCAGAGAAGTCTCCATTGTGATGGTGCATTGGATTGAAGTCACCAGCATATTGACTAACTACCCAGCTTTGAGTCAGATGAATATTGTAGATAGTTGGTTTCTTTCCAGTACCCATTCGAGTCCAAGGGTTATTTCTTTTCTTATCAATGTGGTGATTTAGATAATCAAGACAACCCTGTTTTATAATTTTAGACAAGAATAATTTATCAGCTGGATCAGTGACAGGAATTAGAATTTCTTTATTCACTTTACCAACAAGCTTATGTGACCAATCCCACTCTTGACTCTTTTTTTCACTAGAGAGAACACTATCAGCCACATCATTTACAATTCTTACAAACCTATCTGGTACAGTAGTCTCTAGGATTGCTGGACTAAATGGTTCATGAAATTTTGGGAACTTCTTAGTCATCACTATCTTCCTCTATTAAATTTGCAAGTTCACTTATTGTATTAAAATCAACTTCCGTTTCGTATGAGTCACCAGATTCCATAATATCAACAAACTCTTCTACAAACTTATGTGTTGGATGATACATTTTCATATCTCTATGAATAGAACCCTTAACCAACTCAATGAGCATGGCCATATCACGAATGAAATCTTTCTCACCAACAGCAATACCATTCTCACTCATTGTATGAATCATCTGTACCATCAAACTCTGAGTAAGTTCTTCAGCAAACTGAAGGTCATGATGAAGTTCAAGAACATCCTCATCAGGAAGTTTTACTTCTCTTACGTTTTTTGCTGACCACGGGCCCTTCACTACGTTGTCCGGTGGTGTTATCTCTTGGTCGCTCATATCCAGTATCCTCTTCAAACATTTCTTGTGTATAGGTTCCACCCATGTCAGAGTAAAAAGTTCCTACATTTCTTTTTGGTTGACCCTTGCGTGGGCCATACCAGTAGTAAGCAAGTGCATGACATCTGTTGCGAATCTTACCTTGTTGTTGTTCACCATAGAACATATCAGCCCAATCTCCACTACGAAGATATGTTTGCATATTACGAATATAACCCTCATGGTCAGCAAGTCTTGCTTCTGCACCCTTAATATTTTGACGAACGGCTGCCCGTTCAGACTTAGCTAAGTCCTTCTGAACCTTAATCCAGTTCTTAACTTTAGCAGGACTCAACTGGTGATCATCAGGAAGTTTCCGTAGACTTTCATGAATGTTAGTTTGACCATAATCAGGGTTCTTCTCTGCTCGAACTTTTCTTGCCTTTGCAAGACGTTCTGATGCTGCAACTTTCTGGTCATCAGACATAGGTTTACGAGGTTTACGTTTCTTAGGCGATTTCCACTCACTGTTGTCTGTGGTAGCAGTTATCTTCTTCTTGCGTGGCATTGGATTAGTATCCCTGTTCTTCCATTCGTTTTTCAAGATTACGTTTCTGTCGGCGTTTAGATGCAGCACGGGCGTGTCGCTTCTTCTCACCCTTCGATACATAATGTTCTCGTTCTCGTAGTTCATTAAAGAACCCATCTTCGGTGAGTTTCTTTTTCATAATCCTCATCGCCTTGTCAACATTATTATTTCGTACTTCGATTCTCATGTTATCTCCTCATCCTTGCAATCTCTGTTGCAAGTTCTTTATTGTCCTCAAAAATAGGGACACTGTTAGATTTATGCATCGTGGCAATACCGATAAGTTTGCGTTCACCACTATATACATTTGGTTTTGGTTTAGACATTGTTGGCCTATAGAACTGGTCGGAGTTAGAAGATTCGAACTTCTGACCCCCTGCTCCCAAAGCAGGTGCGCTACCAGGCTGCGCTAAACTCCGTGATTGGTGGAGACGAGGGGAATCGAACCCCTGACCTGATGCTTGCAAAGCACCCGCTCTCCCAACTGAGCTACGTCCCCCGATACCCATCTTCTTTAAAAACTTTGCGTGTTTACGTTCAGCCTCTAGGACAGAGGCTGACTTCTTTTTCTGTTTGCGCTTGCGTGTATTCGTGGTCGAATAGTACACAGGCAATAAATGCATACCGCTCATAATTATAACTATATACTAGTGATTGAAATTTGTCAAGGTTCCTTGGACTACCAACGTGCCTTTTTAACCATCCGACACCCATAACGCATTACAGTGCGATAATCACCCCAACGGTTCTGACGTAAATGTGGGTAACGCTTACAAACTTCAACCCACTCATATGAGCGGCGAGTGTGCCGATGATGACGGTGGTGGCCACGACGATATTCTCGACGGGGTGATTCCACAATAACCTCTGTATGATTGTTATCATGGTTACTAGCAATGATAATACCGAATACCGTACCAAAGATGGCCGGACCAATCCAATCGTTACCTGCTTTTGCCGCTACGGGCGACATAATCATCGCTGCAGTGGCAATACCAATAAATAATTTCTTCATAACTCCCTCTTTTCTCAGTCTATATTTTAAGTTACCATACGAAACAAGATTTGTCAAGCAGTTTCTTTAGATTCTTTAACTGCTTTTGCAATTAATTCAGAAATAGGCACCAACTCTTTGTCGCCATCCTTATCCAAAGACGTTGCAACGAAACCCTCCGTTTCGAGGGTATCAAGCATAGACCCAACGATATCCTCAACAGCTGGCTGTGCAAAATAGTATCCTGCATAATATGCGGCACCGATAGCACCCAGTGCAAGAAATGTGTGAAGGTATACATCCATAATCATATTTATATCTTTCCTTATAACCAATCTACAAGCAGATAATAACACGTTGTAAAGGGTTTGTCAAGCACTAAAT